ATTTGACACATCTATTGGCCACGACTTCCTAGCTGATGCTGATTCTCGTTATGAGTTTTACCATCGTAAGGAAGTCAAGGTTCCTTTTGACATTGAGCTGTTGAATAAGATTACGAACGGTGGCCTTCCTCAGAAGACTCTGAATATCGTACTCGCCGGTACTGGTGTGGGTAAGTCGATGTTCATGTGTCATTGCGCCGCAAATAATCTTTTCAATGGTCTCAATGTCCTATACATCACGATGGAAATGGCAGAAGAGAAGATCGCAGAGCGTATCGATGCTAACATGATGAATGTTACTATGGATGAGCTTCGTGATCTTCCCCAGGATACTTACTACAAGAAGATCGGACGCATTCGCGAGAAGGCGAAGGGCAAGCTGATCATCAAGGAATATCCTACAGCATCAGCTGGGTCTGCTAACTTCCGTCACCTATTGAATGAGCTTCGGATCAAGAAGAACTTCCGTCCGGATATCATTTACATCGATTATCTCAACATTTGTAACTCATCCAGAATCAAGAACAATGCTGGTGTAAACTCATATACTTACATTAAGGCGATTGCAGAAGAACTTCGTGGTCTTGCAGTTGAGTTTGGTGTTCCGATTATATCAGCTACACAGACTACTCGTTCTGGTTATGCTAACTCAGATGTCGAGTTGACTGATACGTCAGAGTCATTTGGTCTGCCAGCTACTGCAGACTTTATGATTGCTCTGACGTCAACCGAAGAACTGGAGCAGCTCGGTCAGGTATTGATCAAGCAGCTAAAGAACCGATACGGCGATCCTAGTGTGTTTAAGAGGTTCGTTGTAGGAGTCGATCGTGCACGCATGAAGCTGTATGATTGTGAGCAGTCCGCACAGGAAGATCTGATTGATGATACTCCTGTAATGGACAAAACGGAAGTTGGTCGTCGTTATGAAGAAGACTATAAGCCAGCATCCAAGTTTGACAAAGCCAAGTTCAAAGGATTCAATTGATGGTAAATTATAAGGTGACTAATTATACTGCTAAGTTGGTAGCACCAGCTATTCAAAAGGCTGATGTTGTAGAGGTTCCTACAGGCCTGACAATCAGTAGTCAGGTTCCGGTTGACGAAGCTCGCGAGCTCTGCCGTCATTTGAACTTTGGAGGTGGTTTTGATGGATGCACACCAGCTTTTTTTCTTGAAAAACTTGAAATAATTTATCAACCGGGAGATATTTTAGTATAAATAAATCCACACTATGTGGTGCGTGGGTACACGGATTACCGTGTAAGTGGCAAGTGTCTTAATTGACGACTGGAATAGGCGGGGCAGCTGTTTACAGCAGGTGGGGTTCCTCCCGCTACACGCATTCGAGAGGCGGTCTTCGGGCCGCCTCTTTTTTTGTGTTGACATTTTTCCAAAAACATTCTATATTAAATTATAGAGTGAAGAAAGGAAGAATGAAATGACTGCTCCTAAGACTGTTCTCGTTGGTGATCGCGTTCGCTACGAATCTGCTGCTGGTATAATCCGTGGTGAGGTTGTATCAATCGACGAGGCTTTGAATGCAGCTGGCAACGTTATTCCGTGGATCACTGTTCAGTATATCCGCAATAACAAACCGCAGCGCGTTCGTCTGGCAGATACCGCTTTGTCTATGATGAAGTTCAAGGTCCTGTTCCGGGATTAATCATGACAATTTTTTTCCTTTTAGTGGTCTTGTTTTTATTCGGTCTTGTCGGCTGGGTTTTTGCAAAGATTGCTGAATTTCTGTTGTACTTTATTGCTTATGGTCTTATATTCAGTTTAATATTAATGATTGTGATGGGAGTAATATAATGAATCAACGTCCTGGTAAAACTCATAGTGCTGCTGCGACAGATGGTCGTCAGAATGTCGATCTAATGTCTTTGATTAAGTATGCTCAGGCTGCTTCGGCTGCTCTTAAGCAAGAGGGCGAAGAGGATGCCTCTCACTACTTTGAGATGTTCGAAGAGTTTCTTCGTAAAGATGTGGCTAACGGTAAGCCTTTTGGTTTCACATATAAGTCACTCGGCCTGTAATGACAATGCATATTGAATTTACACGCCAGCAGAGATCCAAGCGCGGCTCATTTGATTATACGTTCCTAGACCGCCATACGAGCGAAGAGATCGCGTTCGGATCTTATGGTAAAGAAGGCTTTGAGGTTCTCAGCCTTCGTGACGGTGGTATTGAACATTATCCAAGTGCAGCCGTTGCTTGGATACAATTGAATAGGCGGCTGGTTGATTCATATGGCTATTGATAAATACTCCTGAAAGGAGTATATCGTGGCCCAACTCAGCGCTAGTGAGCTCAGAAAATATGATTGGCGTCCAGAAATAGTTATTAAAAAACTGGATGAAAAATCCCCCTTTGAGATGAAAGGCGGCAAGAAGGTTATTCTTGTCAAGCCAGCTGGTGTCGAAAAAACACTCCGCAAAGGAACCAACAATGATCTCAACAATCTTCGTTTTGGAGGGGTCGATGGCAAGACATATAAGATATCCGACATTGTAAAGTCGAAAGAGTTCGGTGGTAAGGGTGAGGGATCTGGCACTGCTAAAGAAGATATGGCCCTGTCTTCTCTTCGTGAACAAATTAACGAAGCTAAGAAGAAAGAAGGCTCTGCAACAATCAAAGTGAAAATTGATACCACTATATACACTGTTGCTGATGCTGTATCCACTCCTGGAACACCAAAGTCCGATTTTCATTTAGTCGACATTGATGGAAAAGAAGTCGCTTGGATCTCCCATAAGGATGGTAGGACTGCAAGAGATTTCCAGCAATGGGGTGGTATGTCGCAGCGATCGGAGCCCAAGATCTTTGCCCACAAAGAAGTTCAGAAGTTTATTGCTGATTTGAAACAGATGTATCCAGATGGTCTCCCTAGAGCTACAACGCTCGCTCGTAAAATTGCTGACAAAAACCTCAAGATGATGTCGGTGTATGGCAACGAGTATGGCAGAAAATTTTCCAGACAAAATACAACGCTGATGCTACAAGGATCCGTCAAGCTCAGTAAATCGGGATCATTATATAAGATAACAGCATTTCATACTCACGTAAATGGGGATAATATGACTGGAGAGTATGAGCCAGTATTCATGGCAATATACAAAGGCGATCGCTCAGACTTTGGTGTGGCAGGCACACGTATTGTTATTGCTCCCGTTGGTTCTAGAAAAATCACCGACTTCATTTAGCTGTTGCCTTTTTTTCAAAACTACCGGATAAGGAGTTATGAATGAAAGGAATGATGAAATGAATAAGATTGTTTTGACGGATTGTGATGGCGTTCTCCTAAACTGGGAGTACGCCTTTGACTGTTGGCTCGAAGAGCGTGGGTATACACGAATTCGTACTGATGTATATGATATTAATGAACGTTATGGGATTTCAAAAGCTGAAGGTAAGGGTCTGATCAAGATCTTTAACGAATGCGCTGCTATCGGATTTCTTCCTCCGCAGCGTGATGCTATGCATTATGTTCGTCGGATGTATGAAGAACATGGAATCCGTTTCCGTGTGATTACATCGCTTTCAACCGATTCGTATGCTAAGAAGTTGCGTGCTCGTAACTTGGAAAAGCTGTTTGGTGATGCCATCGAATCGGTGATTTGCCTTGCTACTGGTGCTGATAAGGACGAAGCTCTTGCTCCTTATAAGGACAGTGGGATGTTCTGGATCGAGGATAAGATTGAAAACGCAGTTTGCGGACACGATCTTGGCTTGAAGTCAATTCTCGTGGAACACCATCACAACATGAATGAAGAAGTTGAGTTTCCGATCGCTAAGGATTGGAAAGAGATTTATAAGCTCATCGTTGGATAAATAACTGAAACGAGGATAACCAATGGGTTTTAAATCTTTCCTAATTGAACGTACTGATTCAGAAGAGCAGCTCAAGCATCTTGAGCATGCCGAAGACCATGTAATCAATGCTGGTCATGAAGGCTTCGTACATGCATTCCATAACCTAAATGATGTGCATAACAAGCTCAAGGGTGAGCATAACTCTGCGAAGGTGACCATGAAGTATGACGGGTCACCTTCCGTTGTGTTTGGTTATCATCCTAAGAATGGTAAGTTCTTTGTGGCATCTAAGTCTGTTTTCAATAAGAATCCTAAGGTAAATCACACCGAAGAAGACATTGAAAAAAACCATGGTCATGCTCCCGGTCTCGTTGCTAAGCTCAAGGCTGCATTGAAGCACCTTCCTAAGGTAACACCTAAGAAGGGTGTATATCAAGGCGACTTGATGCATACACCGGAAGATCTCGTTCATGAGAAGGGCAAGGTGGCATTCACACCT